GGGCTACGACGATGGGGCCTACGCGCTGCCGGAGTTGGGGACGCTCGAGCATCTGGTCGACGTGGAAGGCCCGGCTGCCAAGACCCTATCCGAACGGCTGAAGGCAAGGCGGGAAAGCATCGCCGAGCGGGTCGCGAAGGCGGTGGAAATTATCGCGATTGAAGGAGTTTTGTATGGGGTGGAAACCGGAGTATGCGGAGAGCCGGAGGCGGCGAGAAGCTGCGAATCCGGAACTCAAGGAGAGGCACCTTGCTTCCGCACGGGAGAGCCAAGAGCGCAATCGGGAAGAGCGGAAGGGGTACATGAGGGACTACTACGTGAAGAAGCCGGAGAAATTTCCCCGGCGCACGCCGGAGCAGCAAGCCGAGCACAACGCGAGGCGCCGCGAGAAGTACGCGGCGGATGCGGCCTATCGGAAAGCCATGAAGGAGAAGGTGAAGGCCTGGCAGGAGAGCAATCCGCATATGCGGAAGGGGCAGCGCTTACGCAAGTTCAACCTGACGCTGCCGGAGTTTCAAGCGATGCTGGAATCGCAGGGCGGGAAATGCCTGATCTGCGGGTACTCGGACACGAGCAACCCGAAGCACTTTCCGTTTGTGGATCACTGCCACACGACGGGGAAAGTGCGCGGCCTGCTTTGCTCGAACTGCAATCACGGGCTTGGGCACTTCAAAGACAGCGTGGATCGGCTGCAGGCGGCAATTCAGTACCTGTCAGACCGTGGCTGATCTGGTGCAACCTGAATAGCGAGCAGGACGCGCTTGAGCGCTTGCTCGGCGATCTGGCCTTCTCCGTGCGGGGTGCGGATTCAGAGCACGAAAAGACGGAAAAGCTCGCCGGGTGGATCGCCCTCGAGCGGCCCGTAATGATCAGTAAGGCATCGATCATCGGGTTCGGGATGAATTTCCAGTTCTGCGCCGACACCATCTTCGTCGGCCTGAACGACTCCTTCGAGCAGGTTTATCAGGCCGTGCGCCGGTTCTGGCGCTTCGGGCAGACGCGCCCGGTAACCGTCCATTTCGTGGCGGCTTCGACCGAGGGCGCGGTGCTGGAAAACCTCAAGCGCAAAGAGGCCGACGCCGAGCGCATGGGCGCCGCGATGGTGGCCCAGATGGCCGACCTGTCGAGCGACATCATCCACGGCGCGGCCCGTGAAACCGACGAATACAAACCCACTATTCCCGTAGCCGTTCCGTTTTGGCTCGCCCCGGAGGACGCATTGTGCTGAACATCAAGACCCTGGATCAAGTAGTCACCGGCGATTACGCCATCTACCACGGCGACGCCTGCGAGCTCATCAAGGCGGTGCCCGACAACAGCGTGCACTTCGGTATCCATTCGCCACCGTTCGAGGGGCTCTACAAATTCACCAATTCGGCACGTGACATCAGCAACAACGATGGCCCGGCGTTCTGGGAGCACTACCAGTTTTTGATCCGGGAGCTGCTGCGCGTGGCGATGCCGGGCCGGTTGCACTCGGTGCACGTGATGCAGTTGCCGGCGCTCAAGCAGCGCGAGGGCTTTGTCGGCATTCGGGACTTCCGCGGCGACGTGGTGCGGGCGTACCAGGCGGCCGGGTGGATCTTTCACTCCGAGGTATGCATCTGGAAAGACCCGGTGGTGCAGCAGCAGCGCACGAAGTCGATGCGCCTCCTGCACAAGCAGCTGTGCAAGGACAGCGCGATGAGTGGGCAAGGCCTGGCGGATTACATCGTGACCTTCCGGAAGCCGGGCCAGAACGAGATCGCCATTGCCGGCGAGCTGGACCACTACTCGGGCGACGCGGTGGATGTATCGCGCGCTGCCTGGGAGAAGGACGCCGACGCGATGCGCGCCGAGGGCAAGGAGCCGTGGCCGTACAGCACGTGGGTGTCGATCATGACCTGGCAGCGCTACGCCTCGCCGGTCTGGACGGACATCCGGCAGACCCGCACGCTGCAATACCGCAGCGCCCGCGACGAGAAGGACGAGCTCCACATCAGCCCGCTGCAGCTCGACGTGATCGAGCGCTGCATCGATCTGTGGAGCAACCCGGGCGAGACGGTGCTGACGCCGTTCATGGGCATCGGCTCCGAGGTGTATTGCTCGCTCGAGGCCGGCCGCCGCGGCGTGGGCTTCGAGCTCAAGGCGAGCTACTGGCGGCAGGCGGTGCTGAACATCCAGCGGCTGGACGACCAGCTGATGGCGGACCTGCTGGGGGCGTCATGACTTCCTACTTCGAATCCCACGGCCGTCAGCTCCTCGCCAATGGCTATCTGATCATCCCCATCAAGCCGGGCCACAAGCGGCCGGCGCTCGACGCGTGGCAGACCGCGCGGCTCGGGGTGTCCGACCTTGGCCGGTATCCCGGGCACGGCCTGGGCGTGCTGTGCGGGCAGGGTGCGAAGCCGCTGGCCGGGATGGACATCGACACAACCTGCGCGCCGCTGGCCGAGCGCTTTACCGCGTGGTGCCAGGAGAACCTGGGCTTCACCGCCGAGCGCGTGGGCAATGCGCCGAAGATCCTACTGGCCTACCGGGCCGAGCGCGACGGCTGGGGCAAGGCCACCGGCGCGTGGTTCGAGGATGCGGACGGCGGCCGGCATCGGCTGGAGATTCTGGGCAAGGGCCAGCAGTTCGTGGCCTACGCCACGCACCCGGACACCGGCCAGCCGTATGAATGGGTGGATCTGGTGGGCGGCCTCGAGGCGCTGCGCGCGGCCGATCTGCCGGTGATCACGGCGGAACAGGTTACCGAGGCGCTACGGGTTTTCGAGCAGATGGCGGTGGATGCGGGGCTCAAGCCCAAGCCCGGCGCTACTGCTGGCCAGGGGATCCGCAATACCGCGGCGCCGGTGGATGACCCGCTGATGGCTTACGAGCCACAGGTGGGCCTTGCGCTCGCCGACGCGGTGAAGCTGCTGGCCCACGTGGATAACGAGGACTTCGGCACCTGGCTCAAGGCGGGCATGAGCCTGCACCATGAGTTCGAGGGTAGCGCCGAGGCGCTGGCCGTGTGGGATGAATGGAGCTCCACGGCGGCGAACTACGGCGGGCATGACGACATCGCCTACCGCTGGGATAGCTTCGGACGTGGCGGTGCGGCGCCGGTTACGGCGCGCTGGCTGCTGAAGATCGGCAACCAGAACAAGCGCGAGGCGGTGAAGCAGGAGAAGCGTGGGGCGCTCGACGAGGCCAAGGCGCTGATCGTGAGCTGCGAGGACTCCATCGAGCTGGTGAACGAGGTCGCGCCGAAGGCCGGCGAGGCCTCGGGGGCTGACCTGGCCGTGCGTGCGGAGCTGGCCGGCCTTATCCGGATGCGCTTCAAGCAGCTCACCGACACCAATCTGCCGGTGGTCGACGTTCGGGCGGCAATGGCCGGCGGCAAGCGGGCCGTTTCGGCTTTCAACAGCAAGACGCGCCGGCTGAATACCGAGTTCGGCAACGCCGAGCGGATGCTCGACGCCTACGGCGACGGGCTGCGCTACGTGCCCGAGCTGGAGAGCTGGCTGGCCTGGACGGGCAACCGTTGGGGCAGGGCCCCGGGCGTGCATCTGGACCATCTGGCCAAGGAGACGGTGCGGGCGCTGCCTGATGAATCGAAGCTCATCGAGTCGGACGCCGAGCGGGCCGAGTTCTTCAAGTTCTGCGCCATCAGCCAGCGGGCCGTGATGGTGCGCAACATGGTGACGCTGGCGCAGTCCGATCCGCGCGTGGTGGTGCCGGTGACGGATCTGGACAAGCACACGCACCTGCTGGGCGTGGGCAATGGGGCCGTCGATCTGCGCTCGGGCAAGCTGCTGCCGGCCACGATGGATCACTACATCACCATCGTTACGGCGGTGAATTTCGACGCCGATGCGACTTGCCCGCTGTTCGAGCAGACCGTCGCCGATGTGTTCTTCGGCGACGGGGAGATGGTGGCGTTCTTCCGGCGGCTGATCGGCTACGCGATCCTGGGCAGTCCGCGCGAGGACATCCTGATCATTCCCTACGGGGGCGGCAGCAACGGCAAAAGCACCGTGCTGGGCGCGATCCGGGATGTGCTGGGCGAGCACGCCAAGACGGCCAGCGCGGACACCTTTCTGAGCAGTGGGCCGGGCGGCGCACAGGCCAACGGGCCCCGCGAGGACGTGCTGCGCCTGCGCGGTGCGCGCTTCGTTTATTCCAGCGAGCCGGACGAGGGCAGCGAGCTGCGCGAAGGCCTGATCAAGGCCATGACGGGCGGCGATCCGATGCCGGCGCGCGGGATGTACTCGAAGAGCACGGTGGAGGTTGCGCCCACTTGGGTGGCGTTCATGCCGACCAACCATCGGCCGATCGTGAAGGGCGACGACCACGCGATCTGGCGCCGCCTGATGCTGGTGCCCTTTACCCGGAACTTCGACAAAGACCCGACGGTGACGAAGGACACGGGCCGGGCCGAGAAGCTGAAGGCCGAGGCCGAGGGCATTATGGCGTGGTGCGTGCGCGGCGCCGTGGAGTACCAGCGCGAAGGGCTGAACCCGCCGGTGGCCGTGCGTCAGGCCCGGGAGGATTACAAGAGCGACATGGATCTGCTGGCCGAGTGGCTGGATGAATGCTGCGAGGTGGGGCCGGCATTCGTGGAATCCAGCGCGAACCTGTGGGCGAGCTGGGAGGCGTTCGCCAAGGCGCGCGGCGAGCTGCGGTTCATCGCCAGCAGCAAGGCGTTGGGCCGGCGGCTTCAGTCGAGGGGGTTTGACGGATTCAAGAACTCCTACGGGCTACGGGGCCGGGGCCTACTTGGTATTCGGGCGCGTAATTTCGAGGGTTTCGAGTGACCCTACTTCGATCCGGTGCATTGGTAAAACACCCGATAGGTTTTAGACCAGCACGGGCTAACTCCCTGGGGGTGGCACACCTTCAATATTGGAAGTCGCCCGTCGCGGTACATCTCGGCGCCTGTGTATCCCCAATTTTTACAGCGCCGATCTGCCTCAGCGTTGGCTTGTGCGACGTCCCAATGCGCGATGGTTTCGGTTACCCCATCTTGGGGGATACGTCGACGCCGAGCGACACATTGCCGTCCGCCTTACTCCCGCCAACCATTACCCAATTGAAATGTTCGGAAGGCGTCGCGCAACCCGCAAGAATTGCGCACAACGATATGAGCGTTTTTCTACGTATTTGCATGTTATGGCGGATTTGCCTTGGCTAAGTGCAAAAGATTACACGCAAATATTCACATGCGCTTTTGTTTTGGGTCGTGTGGGGCGTGTGAAGGCCGTTTTTATAGAAGTTTCTCATATGTGTACACAAGAAAAGTTTAGGAAAAAAGGCCCACAAACGACCCACACGACCCACGCAATTTTTTACGCATTCAGCACGCAGATTTTTGCATAAACCCGGCGGCGCCACAAACGCTGGCCGAGAAGGAGCCGAACATGAGTTTGGAAGCACGCATCGCGCACAAGACCGAAGGAGACCACCATGCATGTCACGGTCAATGAGCGCGGCCAGCGCATTGGTGAGGGGCACCGTCGCGCGGTGCTGACGGATGCCGAGGTGGATCAGCTGCTGGAGGATCGCGGGCCGGAAGACGCCCCCAAGCGGTCCTACTCGCAGCTGGCCAGGAAGTGGAAGATCAGCAAGTCGAGCGTGAGGGACATCTGCACCGGCCGGCGCCGCGGGCAGAAGGGCGAGCTTGTCGAGCGGCCCAAATCCCAAGGGGCGCGCACCGACAAAGTGGAGTTGAGGGTGCGCGTGTCCCTCAAGGCGCGGGCTATCGTGCGTAGGAAGGGCGGGGCTCTGTGGCTTGAACAGCTCATCATGGATCACGCCACGCGCACCGCAAAGCCCGCTCTCTGAGCGGGTTTCGAGGCACACACTCCAACCGTGCGCAGTGCGCAGTGTGGCAATTTCAAGGGTTGAAAATGGTCAGAATCTTCTACTCCGACGCGCTGGCCGATGAGATTTGCGAGCGGCTTTCCAACGGCGAGCCGCTGCGGGCGATCTGCCGCGATACGCACATGCCCACGTGGTCGGCGGTGTATCGATGGGTCAATGCCGACAAGGACTTCGCCCTGCGCGTCTCGAATGCGCGCGAGCTGGGCGCGGATGCCATCGCCGAGGACATCCTGAGCATCGCGGACACGCCGCAGATGGGCGAGGAAACCGAGGAGTCGGAGACCGGGATGAAGGTCAAACGGGCCGACATGCTCGGGCATCGCAAGCTGCAGATCGAGACGCGCCTGAAGCTCCTGGCGAAGTGGTGCCCGAAGAAGTACGGGGACAAGGCTGCACTGGAGCTGACAGGCGCCGACGGCGGCCCGGTGCAGATCACCGACACCGAGCGGGCGGCCAAGATCGCGGCCATCCTGGCGGCGGCCAAGGCCCGCCGGGACGGGGACACGGACGATGTTACCGACCTCCTTTGACCCGTCGCTGCTGGCTTACTTGACGCCGCAGGAGGCTGCCGAGCTTGACGCCCTGATCACCAGCGACCCGACGCCGTGGCGCCCGCTTGAAGGCCCGCAGCAGATGGCCTACGAGAGCGAGGCGGACATCATCGGGTACGGCGGGGCGGCCGGCGGCGGCAAGACCGACCTGGCCTGTGGCAAGGCCCTCACGCGGCACCGGAAGGCCATGATGCTGCGCCGGGTGGGCACCGAGCTGCCGGGAATCATCGACCGCCTCGAGGAGCTGATCGGGAGCCGCGATGGTTTCAACGGGCAGAGCAACATCTGGCGCACGACGCGCTTTGACGGCATCCCGTTGCAGATCGAGCTGGGCGCGGTGCCCAACGCGGGCGACGAGCGCAAGTACCAGGGTCGGCCGCACGATCTGCTGGTGTTCGATGAGACGACGAACTTTCTCGTTGCCCAGGTGCGCTTCCTGCTCGGCTGGCTGCGCTCCACGGTGCCCGGGCAGCGGTGCCAGGCGTTGATGACGTTCAACCCGCCGACGAGCGCGGAAGGCCGCTGGGTGATCGATTTCTTCGCCCCGTGGCTCGATAAGAAGTTTCCCAAGCCGGCCAAGCCCGGCGAGCTGCGCTATGCGGCGTCGCTTCCGGCCAGCCCGCAGTTTCCGAACGGCCGCGATCTGTGGGTCGATGACGGCCGGCCCTTCGTGCTGGATCCGGCCGGCGACCCGCTCTACGACTTCGACCCGGCCGAATACGCACCTGACGACGTGATCCGGCCGCTATCGCGCACCTTCATCCCGTCGCGGATATCCGACAACCCTTACCTGCTCGGGACTGGCTACATGGCAACCTTGCAATCCCTTCCGGAGCCGCTGCGCTCCCAGATGCTCAAGGGCGACTTCGCCGCGGGGATGGAGGACGACATCTGGCAGGTGATCCCGACCGCGTGGATCGAGGCTGCACAGGCCAGGTGGAAGCGGCCTGACAAGCTGGCGCCGATGGACTCGCTGGGCGTGGACGTTGCGCGGGGCGGCAAGGACAAAACCGTGATCGCGCGGCGCCATGCGATGTGGTTCGACGAACCGCTGACCTACCCGGGCAGCGCGACGCCGGACGGGCCGAAGGTGGCAGGCTTGGTGATCGGGGCAAAGCGCAACGGGGCCCCGATTCACATCGACGTGATCGGCGTCGGGGCCAGCCCTTACGACTTCCTGAACGAGGCGGGCCAGCAGGTGGCGGGCGTCAATGTGTCGGAGTCGCCCACGGCGATGGACCGCAGCGGGCGAATCGGCTTCAAGAACCTGCGCAGCCAGCTGTGGTGGAAGTTCCGCGAGGCGCTGGACCCGGAGGCGAACACGGGCATCGCGTTGCCGCCAGACCCGCGCCTGCTGGCCGATCTGTGCGCGCCGAAGTGGGCGCTGTCGGGCTCGGTGATCCAGGTCGAGGGCCGCGACGAGATCGTGAAGCGCATCGGGCGATCCCCCGACTATGCATCGGCCTACATCCTGGCCCTTATCGATTCGCCCAAGATCGCCAACCTGCGGGCGCTGGGGGCCGCTACCAAGGAATACGACCCCTACGCATGACGCAGTGCGCGTGCCGTTCCTGCGACGCGCCAACATGGCCGCATGGAACAGCTCGCCATCTCCCGCATCAGCATCGACGACCTGCGCTTTGCGCCGGGCATCGATGCGTTGTTGCGCGATTACGCAGCGGAATCGGCCATCGCGGGCCTGCCCGTTCCAAAGGCTGAATGGCTTACATACGCGCGCATGGAGCATCACGGCGCGCTGCACGTAATCGGCGCGTACCTCGACGGCCAGCTTGTGGGCTTCTGCAATGTGCTGGTCAGCCTGAGCCCCCACTACAGCGTACTGATTGCCGTCACCGAGTCGCTGTTTGTTTCCCCATCGCACCGCAGCACCGGCGCCGGCCTGGCCCTGCTGCGCGAGGCCGAGAACGTGGCCCGCGAACGTGGCGCTGCGGGGATGTTGGTCAGCGCGCCCACCGGCGGCACCTTGGCGGCTGTGCTCGAGCGCATGAGCGGCTTTCAGGAAACGAACCGCGCCTTCTTTCGGGGGCTGCAATGAGCGCGCTGGCAACAACCGGCCGCAGCCTGCCAGCCACGCCGCCCGCCGCGATGGAGCGGGTGAGGGCGCTCGAGGCCCAGGTGCAGGCGCTGCCGCAAGTCCAGATCCCTACCGACCATGTTATCCACGCCGGGCTCTACGCCCGGACGATCCGCATTCCCGTCGACGTGATCCTCACCGGCGCCGAGATCTCCTGCGCCACGCTCCTGATCGTGTCGGGCCACGTGGCCGTAACCGTGGGCGACGACACGCAGGAGCTGATCGGCTACCACGTTCTGCCGGCAGCGGCGGGCCGCAAGCAGGCTTTCCTGGCTCTGGCCGATACCGACCTGACCATGCTTTTTGCAACCGACGCCCGCGACATTGCGACGGCGGAGGGGCAATTCACAACCGAGCCGGAGCGCCTGATGTCCCGCGCCCCGGACGCCATCAACATCGTGACCATCACGGGAGACTGACCATGTCGGGAGCTACCACCGCCGCTTACGTTATCGGGGGCGCCATGCTGGCCAGTACCGCTTACTCGGCCTACGCCGGCAACAAAGCCAACCAGGACCAGCGCAGCGCGCAGCGGGCTTCGCTCGCCCAGGCCGACGCATCGGCCAAAGCGGCCGACGAGGCTACCAACAAAGCCAATCAGAAGCGCCCGGACATTGCCGGCGCGCTTTCTGCCGCGATGCAGTCGGGCAAGGCGGGGGCGTCGGGCACGATGCTGACCGGCCCGAGTGGCATCGACCCGGGCGCGCTTTCGCTCGGGAAAAACACGCTATTGGGCGGTTGATTCATGCCGAACCTGAGCATCGACCGCCCTAACTACCTCGCACGCTGGGGCTACCTCAAGACCGAGCGCAGTAGCTGGTTCTCGCACTGGAACGAGATCAGCACCCGCCTGATGCCTCGCGCCGGCCGCTTCTTTGTGCAGGATCGCAACAAGGGCAACAAGCGCCATAACCAGATCTACGACAGCTCGGCAACACAGGCGCTGTCGATCCTGGCTGCCGGGATGATGTCAGGCATGACGAGCCCGGCCCGCCCGTGGTTCCGCCTCACGACGGGCGGCGACGACCTCGACAGCTACCAGCCCGTAAAGATCTGGCTGGATCAGGTAACGCGCCTGATGCTCAAGATTTTTCAGGGCTCCAACACCTATCGCGCGCTGCATTCGATGTACGAGGAGCTGGGCGGATTCGGCACCGCGGCGAGCATCATGGTTCCTGACTTCCGCTCGGTGATCCACCATCACCCGCTGACGGCGGGCGAGTACGCGATCACGACCGACTGGCGCGGCGATGTGGCCACGCTTTACAGAGAGTTCCAGAAGACGGTCGGGCAGATCGTGAAGGAGTTCGGCTACAAGGCCTGCAGCCCTACGGTGCAGAACCTGTACGACCGCGGCAACCTTGAAGCATGGGTGACGATCATCCACGCGATTGAGCCGCGCGCCGACCGCGACCCGAGCAAGAACGACCCGCAGAACATGGCATGGAAGTCGGTCTATTTCGAGATCGGCGGCAACCAGCAGCATTGCCTGCGCGAGAGCGGCTTCAAGCGCTTCCCTGCGCTCGTGCCGCGCTGGGTGGTGCGAGGCGGCGACATCTACGGCGAAAGCCCGGCCATGACCGCGCTCGGCGACATCAACCAGCTGCAGCACCAGCAGCTTCGCAAAGCCCAGGGGATTGACTACAAGACCCGCCCTCCGCTGCAGGCGCCGACGAGCATGAAGAACCGCGACGTGGAGATGCTGCCCGGCGGCATCACCTACGTGGACTCGGCCAACCCGCACGGCGGCATCCGGTCGGCCTT